TTAATTTGGTTCAAAGTTTGATCCATATTAAGCCCTACAGTAGCACTATTGAATTCTTGTCTTATATTTCCTTGTTGTTGTTCTTCAGCCATAATGATTAATTATTACGTCTTCTTCCATAACGATTAGTTCTGCTAGGAAGCTCATACATATTAAATCTATTAAGATCGTTTTTGATTCTTCTTTGTTTCTCCCAAGGAGATTGTTTCTTCATTTCAATCTCAGCCATGATGTATGCTTCTTCATAAGCTTGTTTGTGATACATCATTTTTTGTTGAAGTTGATTGAAAGTTTCATCATTAGTTTGATTTGTAAGCATTTCAAACACCTTAAACTTAATGAATGCTTCTATATACTCTCTTATACGATAATTGTCAGGAATCATTTGATTTCCTATATCATCATATTCTGTAGCATAGAATAATAAATGAACTGTTCCATTTCTGAAATTAGTTACAAACTTATTATCTCTAATATCAAAACTATCATAACTAGCAGCTCCAGGAGTAAATTGATGAATAGGAGGAGCTTCTGCATACATTTCCCAGTTATTTGTATATTCCACTCCACAATTTTTTCTTGCAGAAATATTACCAGGTCTAAGTAAATACTCATGAGTAAATGCTCTAGCTACACTATTGTTTGTTTTATATACAGCTTGTACTAACTCAGGCATACATGAAGGACATCCTGTTGTACATTCAAGATTTGTACAAGGAGTTCCATTTGAAATAACTGGACTCACTTGAATAGTGGTAGCACTAGCTGCTTGAGAATAAAATGAGTTAGCTGATTGATAAGGATAACCATTAACTTCTGTACACATCCATGCTTCTCTAACAGCAAAAAAGTTATCAGGAAGTCTAGCTTCAAAATCTTCTATAAAGAGAATTTCTTCACTAATCACAAATGTAGTTCGTCCTAACTTTCTTAGAGCTTTGTCTAAGTAAGTAGGAAACAAAAGATCATCCACTGCAGCAGTATCAAAATAACTCTTAAGTTCTTCTTTAACTGTTGAATAGACAGGCTCTGGGGATACGAAATTATATTTATAGTAGTATGACATAGTTCATTATTTTTTCCATTCTCGGTAAATATTTTGGTACTTATCGTTGGTTTTTATGTAATGTGATAACAGTCTTGATGTAAGTCTGGAAGGTTTGAAATACCATAAATCAGAGTGTCTGAAACGTGCTGTATTTTTAAACCACATCCAACCAAAGAAATATCCTTCTGTATGATAGTTAAAGTTGTATATCACCTTTCCTTTCTCTCTAGTTTTTTGCCAATCAATTGGTAGATTCACAAACTCTTTACCATCTACATTATTCTTTAACTTTCTTCTTTTCTTTTTATTAATTGAGAACTCTCCAAATCCATAAGGTAGCTTTGCTTTCTCTCCTGTTTCTAAAATATATTCTTTAAAAGATTCATTGAATGTGTAGAGAATATTTCTCCACTCATCGTATGTAAGTTTTATAGAAGGATGTTTTTTACAAAACTTATTATAGTTTTCTTTACTAGAGCTTCTCCAATCAATACGAGTTCTTGACATTAATTAGTTGGTTTTGAGTTTGGAGCTTGACCATCTATTCCTTCTGAACTTACATCAGTCTTAAGATTGAAATATGTAGATAGAAGTTTTTGTGAAGTAAGCTGTAATACTTGTTGTTCTAAATATCCAGGAAGAGCAAACTCTTTATCTAATGGATTTTTACATATTTCATCCAATGTATAATCTGAACTCCCACATCCACATTCTGGATACATGATTTCATTTTCAACATCTTCTTCAAAGAATGCTACAAATCTAATTGATTTAATCATTGGATTGTTTATATAAAGATATCCATTAGTGATCCAGTAATATTCTTCTTTCTTGATTACAGGAAGCTTCAATAGATTTATGTATCTATTAACAGATATTTCTTTTAATTTCTTTCCTTGGCCACCTAATGCATTAATAGAATAAACTCCTTGTATTACATATTGGTAATTACCTTCTGATATACGTGGAAGTTTAAGTTTAGTTCTAGCAATAGTGCATTCATCTACATAGTTACAACATTCAGAGATAGGTACTTCTATCATCTCTAAACATGGAATAGTAGTGAACAATGTATCAGTTGCCCAAAGTTTTCTAAGATTGGTTTCTCTTTTAATGAGTAATAGAGCATTGTTTCTGATCTCAGAAGCAATAGCTCTATCTGTAATAAGACTATCTGTAGAAAGTATCTTGTGGACACTTCTAACATCTGATACTAATTTTCTTAATGTTGCCATAGTTATATTCTAGTTTCAAACTCTGCTATTTTACCTAGATTACGATCATAGACTAAAGCAAGAGCAGCACGTACTGAATGTACGTAGTTATTATCTAAGTGCCATCTATCAGTTCCTGAAAGACTAGGCATTTGTTGTATTCTCACTCCCTTAATCTCTTTAGCCATATAATGATGTTTATCACCTGTATGAACTTCTCTGTAAACAGCATCACCAAATTGGTGACTATATTTTGGATGTGTTGCAAACAATAAAGGAAGATCTTCTATCTTACAGTTACCATGATGCCATCCAATAAATGTATTTCCTAATGTAACTCCTTTAACTACACTATGTTCTCTCATAAACTCTACATCCAATGCATCTTTAAAGAATACATCTAATGCATGTGCTAAGTAGAATGATTTAGTTCTATCATGGTTTCCTTGTACAAGAACAACAGTTACATTGTTACAACGTTGTCTCAACATATTAATTGTATCTACAAGAATAGCAAAGCCTAATTCATACTCTTCTGCATAATCCATTATAGTGTCTTGTGGAGTACCGTTTGTAGTTTGGTGTTGATAGTTATCAGTGTGAAAATAATCGTTGGATATAGGAAGAATTATGTTGTTTACATTGTAATTACTAGTCACTTTCTCAATCAAAGACTGAGCCACACTAACATATCTTAAAACTCTTGTAGTTATATCATTGTCACCATCCACTGTTCTCTTAGCTAAATGATAATCAGATATAGAAATCTCTACATCTACAAAGTCTTTATCTACAGAACGATCTACTTTGGTAATTGATATATTATTTGGTTTGTAGTTTTCTAAAAATCTTGCAAAGTCTTCAGGAGAGTAATCTTTTGCTTCTTTTCTTTTTGAAAAGACTGAGGAAGTGAATTTACCGTTAGGTAATAATTTAGACCAATAGTTTGTTATAACATATTTATCTAAGTTTATCTTATGTAGCTTAGCTAATTCAATGTCATCTTTAGGTTCAAAGTCTGTAACTATTGTACTTTCTATTGTACCTTTTTCAACATTCACTTTGCGTTCTCCTGCAATAGTTTTTATTACATCTTCATTATCTTTTTCTCTAAGTTCTTTCATGAGCTCATTGACCTCAAATTCACTTATTCCTAATTTCTCAGCGTAGAATTTTTTACTTTTCTTCTGACTTAATAACTCTTCTAATCGGTGTAACAAGCTTTGATTTTCAGACATATTTGCTCATGTTAGTTAAAAAAATATTGTAAAGATAAACAATAGTTTTTATATATTCCAAATAATTTTAGTTAGAGATGTAATTATTTATAATTAAATTAGTTATAAACAAAAAATCCTAGGGACAATTTGCCCCTAGGAATAAAATCTTGTAAAACCAACAAAACAAGATTTTTTTTGTTTTATTTCATTAAAGGTAGAGATGTAGTAGTAGTAGTTGTTGTACAAACATCACCATATTGAAAATCTCCAGTTCCACATAAATATACAGGAGGGGGATAATTTAACATACAGAATGTAAGAAATTCTCCTGAATTAGTTTCAACTGTTCGAATACTTCCTTCACAGTCTGTATATTGAATCAATGCATAATCTTGATCTGGACAATTTGTAGAAACATCAATTGATATTTCCATACACATCACTGCCATTGTTGTAGTGGTAGTAGTTGTAGATTCTAATAAGATATCTACATAGTTTGTACACACTCCGTTAGATTTAACTCTAACTGTTGTTGTAAAGTCAGGAACTAACGCAGAAGAATATCCTGCAAGCAATGCTGATTTAGAAACTCCTGATTCAAAAGCTGATGTATATCCATCTAGATTTGAATAAAGATCAAATGGTCCTGAATCAGATCCTGCTGTTGTTAATGTTATTAATACTGTCATATGTTATTGATTTTAAATTAAATTTAACAAGGTGTACATCCTGGAGGACATTCTGTTCCTACATAAATTGAGCAACCTCCTCCACAATCACAAAACACTTCTGTTGGTTCTTCAGTTGTAGTTGTAGTAGTTGTTATAGGAGTAATTGTTGTTGTAGTGGTAGTTGTTGAACTACTAGTGCTAGTTGTTGTACTTGTACTAGTTGAAGTAGACGTACTAGTAGATGTACTAGTTGAAGTGCTAGTAGACGTGCTAGTCGATGTGCTAGTACTAGTTGACGTACTTGTTGATGTGCTTGTTGATGTTGAACTACTACTTGTAGTTGTAGTGGTAGGTTGTTGTGTTGTTGTTGTAGTGGTAGTAGGAGCTAATGTAGTTGTAGTGGTTGTTGTAGGACAACATATGTTCAATTGATTTTGAATATTAGTCACATCCTCTGTTATAATCATTACATCTTCTGTAAGATTCATTACATCCTCTGTAAGAGAATCGACATTAGCTTTTACATTACATATAATAGCATCAAACTTACTAAGGATAGTATTTAATCCATCACATGTATTCACGTCTGTACAAGGAAGTGGGGTGCTATCATATTTGACAGCACTCGTTCCATGTATTGTTATATTATTTACTTGAGAGCAATTTGACATTTATATTGATTTTTTAAATTAAAAGTGAGTATGATGTATATATGTATATTAAGCTGGTACTGAAGGGCAACCATTTAATATACTTGATAACATTGCACCTGTTACACCTGGGCTACCCCATTCAGAATAAGTACCAATAGGGTAATAACTTGAATTAAGTAATGGTTGTAATACAGGTGCAAAGTCTTCAATAGCATAAACCCATTGACTGCCATTGTAATATAAACTACCAGGAAAAGGTCCTCCAATATTATAAACAGGTCTACCATTTTGAAAAGGTGCATTTCCTTCTAATGGTATTTCTTCTATATATAAAATAGGATTTCCACCTCCTACATTTTCTTGAAAAATAGCAAAACATATAAATTCAGGACAATTACCTATTGTAGAATCAGATACAAAAAACTGGTCTCCAATAACTTCCCAATCACCTACAGGATAATCTTGGACAACTGAAGAAATATATGAATATACATTACCAAATGTTGCATTATTTAATTCAGAAACAACCCATTGATTTACATAATCACCTGATGTGGAGAACCATACATATACAGGTTCATCACCAGGATTTAAAAATGGAGTTGTACAATCTGGCAGAAGAAGTTTATAATATGGCTTTCCATTTACTAAACCTGCTTCAGGTTCAATAGTACAAGAATATGGTTCACCTGGAGTTTCTCCTCCCATGTAGAAACACATAGAAGCTATAGTAGTGGTAGTTGTCGTAGTGGTTGGTGCTAATGTTGTACTAGTTGTAGTGGTTGAGCTAGATGTAGATGTAGTGGTAGTAACATTGCAACATACATCTAATGTATTGTTAATATTAATTATATCACCATTAATATTTATTATCTGTTGAGTGATATTATTTACTTGAATGTTTAATGAATTAATTTGAGTAAGTAAGTTACATATAATCTCATCAATCTTTTGTAATATTACATTAAGTGTATCACAAGGCTCAGCTATAATACAATCCAATACAGGACCATTATAAAGCACATTACTAGATAGAATTACATTTGTCCCACATGGAGATTGTCCACAATTATGGTTAGTAATTGCAGGACTACATCCACAAGAGTTGTTTATAACTACATCTGTGCAGCAAGGATTAACTGGTAAAAAAGGATATGCCATCTTGATAAATTAATTAAGGTATATAAATAATATAACGACAACCAATTGATGGTTGAATATTAGAGTGAGCATCTCCACTACCTATAGCAGAATTAGTAACAAAAACATTTTGTCCTGCTCCTGTTCCTTTTAATCCTGTTACACTTGAAGTAGTAGGAAGAAAACTAGGAAAAGTATTTTCTGGAAACGAATCACAATCTCCATCACAATTAACTCTGTTAGCTTGAAAACCATGATCTACAGAAGTATGAATATGTCCTGGATCATTAATTGTTACTGTAGCACTATGTGTATGATTTGGAATTTGTGTAAGGTTTAATGTTATTTGATTTGCTCCAGTAGTAGTTCCTATAGAATAATTAGGATTACCTGCAATAGTAGGATCAACTGCTGCTGCCATTGTTCCTCCTAACATTGTACCATCTGTAACACCAACTAATGTTCTACCTCTTAAATCAGGAGTACCATTATTACCATTACATAAATAAATATTAATCCAATCTCCTGTACCAGCTCCAGATCCATTAAAATATGTTATTGGACCATAATATGGAACTACAGCAAAAGGAACCATTCTGTTTTTAATTAATGTATTTTGTCCAGAGTTATCAATATAGTCTTGAATCAAATCATCTAAGTCTGAAATTTGAACATAGTTTGTAGAAAGATCTAAAGCTAATGCTGTTAAATCAATTTGCACTTGACATAGTTTATTAATAACAGCTTGTACAATAGCATGCGTTCCTGAAGATGCTGTAACACCTGTTAAACAATTTACATTATAATCTGCTTCTATTATAGCAACATCTGCTACAATATCATCTACTTGTTCCTGAAGATCACAAGCAGCTTGCACAAGAGCTTTTGACACATCTACAATAGAAAGATCTTTACATGTAGGTAGATATTGTTTTACAAGATCACATATTATTACAGGTGCAAGATCAATCTTCACTCCTGTACCATCTAATGTAAATGTAAGGAATGTAATCAATGCTTGTTCTACATAAGACAAAGAATCTCCTGTTTGAATTCCTAGGACAGGAACATCTATTCCTGTATATTTAACACATCTGTCAGAGACAATCTCTGTACATCCGTTATAACAATTTGAGCAAATGGACATATTATTTATTTTAAAAGATTTAAGCTATTGTTGTTGTTGTTGTTGTTGTAGTAGAACTACTTGTACTTGTAGAAGTGCTGCTAGAACTTGTAGTGGTAGTGGTTGGTACTAAAGTGGTACTAGTACTGGTTGTAGTACTAGTAGTATTTGGTACAATAGTTATATCACAAGGTTCCTCTATACAAGGTGATGGTTCATTACATCTACTTACACATCCTGCAGTAAGTCTTATCACTCTACTAGCAATCATTTGAACAGAATACTTTG